CTCGCTTAAATCCTATGGCTAAAACAGACCTCCAAATCCAATCCGAATCCGGACAGCTATGGATCGACCTTGTCCCGTGGCGCGACGCATCCGTTGCCGTAGTCGCCGCAGAGCGTGACGCGGCGCTTGCGAAGCTGGACGCTCTGGAATCTCACCTAGACAAGCCTGACGCAACGATTGAGGACGTGAAAGCCGAGAAGGAGAAGACGGTGAAGCAACGGCAGCGTCAGGCACTTCGTGACGAGCTGGATAAGATTAACGCGTCCAAAGTCGAAGTGCAAGCGAAACTTGACGCGCTTGACGCGAAAGCTGGAGGGGCAGGGAAATGACAGTGCGAAGGAAGCCGGACCCACAAAATCCGGCAAATGACACGTTCAGCATAAAATTAGACAAAGGAACAGTGAATTGGAGAGTGCTGCTTTTAGTCGTAGTTCTTTCGGGCACGCCTTATGGTCAACAACTTTTATCTCTTGCTGGCGTGCCAGTGCCTACGGCGTCACCGATTTCAGTGTCCAACGAGATAAAGGAACTTCAAGAGCACACGCATACAATCAAGCAACAGGTCGCAGAAGTTCGCACTGACGTGGCCGCAGTCAAACAAGACGTAAAATTGGTCAAAAACCAAATCACAGCTTTTGAAGTCAACTTTGAGCGATTCAAGGCAAAGCCCACTGAAACACCATGAAACTCTTTCTCACATCCTGCCTCCTGTCCACCCTCGCCTCTTGTGCCGCGCTTGACGTGCGTGGGACGCTGCTCCTTCCCGGCGGTTCAATCTCTTATCAACAGGATGGGAAGATCAGTGTTGTCGGGATTAACTTGGACGGGAAACAGGTAATCGACCTTCGATGAATGGATTCGCTCAAATACACCGTGGCCGCGATGTTGTTTATCGGGCTTATTATGGCCGTGGTTGCGGGCGGTAAAAGATTATGAACCAAGCTGAAATCAAGCGCACGCAGGCGCGAGTCGGTGCAACGCCTGACGGTTTCTGGGGACCAAAGAGCGAAGCTGCGACGAAGAAGCATTTGCTGTCGCTAATGCCTAGCCCGCTGCCGTTTCCGACACAGAGTAACGTGACGAGTTTCTACGGTCGTCACGGAGTGGAGGGTGGATTCACGCCGCCTACAAAGGCCATCACGTTGCCTTTTCCAATTTACTACGACGGAACAAAAGTCACTGTCCTGCGTCCTCACGTCAAATGTGCCGATTCTCTCCTCCGCGTGTTTGAACGGCTGAAAGTCCAGTATCCCACGGAAGACTCCCGCTACGATGCAGGCATCCTGATCTACGATGGCCTATACAATCCGCGTCCGATGCGTGGCGGGTCCGCATGGTCCATGCACGCGTGGGCGATCGCGATTGACCTGAACGCGGGGCAGAATGGAAACAAGACACATTGGCCCACTCGCGCTGTCATTCCAATCGAAGTCATGGAATGCTTCGCTCGCGAAGGTTGGACAGCCGCAGGCGCCTTCTGGTCTCGCGACGCCATGCACTTTCAAGCCACTCGTCCGTAATGTCCGACCCTGCCATCCAACTCCGACTGCTGGAACTGAAACAGCAGAACGAAGCCTTGCGTAAAGCGAAGGCGCTTCGTGAGTCGTATGGTATTAACTTCTACCGTCCACATGCAAAACAACATAAGTTCCACATCTGCACGGCCACGGGTCGTTATGGTCGCACCGGTAACCGCTTCGGTAAGTCTGAAATGGGCATTGCGGAAGACATTGGATGGTGCATGGGTGGACGGGTCTGGTATCGCGAAGCCTTTGACATTCGGAACGGAGAAGGCGCTGTGGTTGAACGGCATCCCGGCGGACGTGATCACCCCTACGTCACCATCGGAATCCCCAACCGTCCCGTCAAAGGTCTCCTAATCGTCGTCGACTGGGACATGGCGAAACGCATCTTTACCAACCGTGATGGTGGTGATAGCAAAACCTGGGGCAAACTATTCAAACTTTTACCTCGTGAAGCAATTGGCAAAGTCAGTCTATCGCGCGCTGGAAACGTGGAACAAGTGGAGATTAAAAGACTCCGAGAATTTGGCGGTGGTTCTTCAACGCTTAGCATTGACACTATCCAGTCCTACAAAAACAGCAAACTCGGAGCAGAATCTGCCGATTGGGACTTCGTCCACGTTGACGAACCCTGCCCCGAAGGACTGTTCAAAGCCCACGCACGTGGACTGATGGACCGCAACGGCCATTACTGGTTCACCTGCACGCCGCTGGACGAAATGTGGATCAATGACAAGTTCACCCCGCCGTCAGGTCAAGTCGTCGAAGACGCAGCGGACGGTGTGCAGTTCGATACCCGCTACATCATCACCGGTTCCATCTATGACAACCCGTATCGTTCCCCCGAAGGAGTCGCAGAGTTCGAATCCTCTCTCACTCGTGAGGAAAAGGAATGTCGGTTACACGGTCACCCCCTTGCAATGGCAGGACGGGTGTATAAGGAGTTTGTCTATGACCTCCATGTTCTCTGCGACGTGCCGAAAGGTTGGAAATCTTATTTTGAACCTCCTCTCAACTACACTATCCGCGTTGCCTGGGACGTTTGCGGTGCGCGTCGTCCGCAAGCGTTTCTATTCGTGGCGACAGCGCCGGACGGCACAGCCTTCGTCTACGACGAACTCTACTGCGAGCCGCTGATTGAGCCGAATTTGGTCCTGTTGAAGAACAAATTGAAGGACCGGTTCGTTGCTGCGCAGTTAATCGACCCTCTCGCGATGGTGAAGTCGCCCGTGACGGACAGCTGTCCCATTCTCGACGTTGCGGCGCAGTATGAATTCTACTTCGATCCCGGCTCAAAGGACAAGACGACTGGCATCTCCTGCACAAAGGAGAAGCTCCTCGAACGTGGAGTGGCGTCGAAGCTACCAACAATTTTCTTCTCCCCAAACCTTACGCGCACTCTCTGGGAGTTCACCCATTACGTCTACGACATCGAGAAGAACGAGCCGAAGGACAAGGACGACGACATGATGGAGAACCTGCGCCGCCTCATTCTGAACGGCCTCGACTACATCGACCCACCAAAGGACAGCGACTACGCCGCCCGGCCCACTACCAACATTCGCTTTGATGAATACCGTCACGGATTCACCACGCCAAGGAACCTAACATCCGCATGACCGACGACATCATCACAGAACTGGAGAAGAAGGACCAGTCCGAACTGCATAAAGCCCTATTGGAACATGCGAAGTGCCGGATCAAACGGTCGCGCTCCCGCATGTCGGAGTATTACCCGCAATGGGACTCTCAGGACAGCATTTTCCGTGGGGAAGTGGACATTGACGCAGCCAACAAAGAGTTGGCCCGCAAGGGCAAGCCGGTGAAAATGGTCGTGCCGAATACTTATGCGCAGTGTATGACGTTCACGTCGTTCCTGTTCCTGATGTTCAACCAAAATCGGACGTTTTTTGAGCTGTCGCCCAGCGGCGATGAGGACGCTGGGACGAAACGGAAAGACTGTGAGCAGGCAATCGAGCGGGACCTTCGCAAGAACCAATGGAACTTGCAGCTTTTCCAACACCTGTTGGACATCCCGAAGTTCGGCGTGGGGATTTTAGAGAACTCTTGGACTCGGGAAGTGACCAACGCTATGGTTATGCCGGAAGCTTCCATCGACGGAGTCCAAGTTGGACCCAGTTGGCAGGAGTTCCTCAAGTATGAGGGGAACTTGATCCGTAACGTCTCGCCCTACCGCTTCTTCCCGGATACGAACTTCCCCTTGACGGACTTCCAAAAGGGTGAGTTCTGCGCGGCGGAGGAGGAGTATACGATGGGAGCGCTGTATGACCTGCAAAGCCTCGGCGAAGTCGCAGGGGTGGAGCATATTCAGCCGTTGGCGACGGATATGGACAGTGAGCGTGGGGCGCAGACCCGCAGCTCCGTGCTCAACGGGACGTCGGACTTCGTTCGTAAGGGTGAATTCGACTCTCAGAACAAAGCGCATAATGTGCTGGTGACAAAGATTCAGATCAAAATTGTCCCTGGGAAGTTCACCTACGGGTCGAAGAAGGACACGCTTGGCAAAGAAGAGTTCCCCATCTTGTATCACCTGTGGTATGCTAACGACAATCGCGTCATCCGCTTTGAACAGGCTGGAAATTGGCACGGTGAGTTCGGCTGGACTGTGGCACAATTCACTCCCGACATGCACAGGACGATCAATCTCGGATTGGCGGATTTGATCTCGTCATTGCAGGAGGTTATTTCTTGGTTCGTGAACTCGCACATCACATCCGTGCGTCGCGTGATGTCCAACCGCCTTATCGTGAACCCGCGGGTGGTCGATCCGGTCAGCCTTGACGGGGAGAAGGATATTTACCTGCGTAAAGGCGTCAGCATTCCGCTCGACAGCGCAGTGTCGCAGTTGAAAGTGCAGGACGTCACGGGCCAGCATATGAACGACGTTGACATGCTCGGCAAGATCATGGAGCAGGTGACGGGGGTTAATGGGAACGCGATGGGGCAATACAATAGCGGACGGCGAAGCGCGCAAGAGGCACGAGTTGTCACGGCTGGTGCAGCTGGACGGATGAAACTCCACGGTCATTTGATTTGGGAGTCGTCTCTTGGACGTTTGGGCCGCCTCATGTTGTCGAATTTACGCCAACAGTTGTCCTTCGAATCCTTCCAATGGGTTGTGGGGAAAGGCAAAGACGACGCGCCGAGCATGGACCCTATGTCCGGAATGCCAATGCCCGGCAAAACCGCGGAGCAGAAGATGCAAGAACGCTTCGACGCGTTTAAAGGAACGCCGGAAGAGGTCATTTGTGGAGACGACTTCATGGTGTTTGACAGCACACTCGCATCGGAAAAGGGCTTCATGGCACAGGCGATCCAAGAGCTGTTCGGCATCATCATGCAGACGAACCCGATGGCAGCGCAGATGTTGACACAAAAGGTCGATCCGTCGAAGCTGCTGGATGAGATGTTCTATCTCCGCGGTAGCGGCAACGTGTCGCGCTTTGCTTACGACGCTGAGACGGCGAAACCGCCAGTGCAGATGCCACAGCCGCCAGCGGCGCCAACGGTATGAGCGACGAAGTTCCAGAATCCAAGTTAAATGTGCAGAAGCAGTTGGACGAGATTACGTCCTTCATGGGAACAAGCGCCTTCCGCTCTTACGTGCGAACGATGCAGCTGGACCTGCAAAACATCGAAATGTCGATTCTGGAAACACCGCCGCTGAACGACGATAGCGTTGCGGCGTCGCTAAAACTCTTTGGCCGGAGGGAGGAACTCTCCCGGTCTGTTACTTTCTTCGAGGACGCCCAGGCCACCCTCAGAAACCAGCTCATCGCTATTGGTGATCTGGAAAGTCAAGAGCCTGAAAACCATTAAAATATGACAAAACGAAATATGCAGTTTTGGAACGCACCGGACGATGGGTCGGGTGGTGGTTCCGCAGTGGACTTCCTCGGTCCAGTAGACCTTGACGGCGACACGATCGTCGCGGATGATATTCCGGTGGGAAGCCCGCAGTCCAACGAAGCGCCAAAAGCTCCGCCCGCAGCGACGGTGGATGCTGCAGCGTTGGCGAAGGAGTTTGGACAGGTGTTGGGCCAGTTTCAACAGCAGCAGCCGAAGGCACAACCACAGGCGCAAGCCCCGCTTGACCCGAAGGAGGCTGCCCGGCTGTTGAATGTGTGGGAACCGGATGACACGTTTATCCAACAGTTCGGCAACATTGAAACGCAGAAACAGGCGTTTGCCGCGATGCGAGACCATCTGATCCGTCAAGCTGACACAATCGCCCAAGTTCGGTTGCAGCAGATGCAGCAACAGTGGGAAGAGCGTTTCACGCCGGTGCAGCAGCTCATCGAGCAGCGTCACGCGGCAGAGACGGAAGGCCGATTCCACAGTTCCTATCCGGAGCTGGCGAACCCCGCCCTTCGCCCAGTCATCGGCACCGTGGTCCAACAGCTTCAAGCAACGGGCAAGTTCCCGACCAACGAATCAGACGCGTTCAAGGCAATCGCGTCGAACGTTGAAGCAATTCTTCAAGTGGGTAATCCCACGTTCAAACTGGGAGCGAGTGCTCCCGCTCAGACAAAGACGCAACCGCGAGTCCGTGGTGGGGGAATCCCCGTAACAACACCCGGTTCTGGCGGTGGCGCAGGTGGCGGAGGTAACGGCGGTGCTGCTTCGGCTGGTCCGAAAGCGGTCTCCCTGTTTCCGAAAATCGGTTAGCGGTTCCAACCCGTTATCGTCCGTGCCTTAACGCAGAAAGAAAGGAAACAATAACATGGCCTTAGGCCTCACTACTAGCGAAAATCTCGCGACTTACTGGTCGCGTAACACACGTCGGCGAGTCTTTTATGACTTCCCGCAAGGCACGGCGCCGCTTGCCGGACTTCTGTCGATGATGGATTCGGAGGAGACTCCGATCCCTGAGTTCGGCTGGAACGAAGAGCGGTATACCGCGGTTCAAACGACTACGGCGACTTCCGGTCAGCCGACATCGGACATTGTGTTCTACCTCGGTGGAACGACCACGACAGCGGGCACACCAATCACCATCACCGCAGGCTTGTCCTTGCGCGTGTATGTGGTTAGCGCGTCTGACTTCCAGATCGACGATGTGATCACGATCTTCGGACTGACTGTGACGTCTGGTCCGAAGCAAAACCTGACTGGTCGCGTGACCGGCACAGGCACAGGATACATCGACTTCGAATGCACAGCGCCGCCAACGGGTGCGACTACGCCAACGGTGGTGAACAGCACAACTGCCGAAGGTCTCTACGTCTATCTGACGGGTTCCGCCTTCGCTGAAGGTTCACGTTCGCGCACTGGTCGGAACAAGTATCCGATCGAGTTGAAAAACTACGTGCAAATTCACAAGAACGCGTTTGAACTGACGTCGTTCGCGCTGAAAGAACCGCTGATCTATGACAAGTCCGGTCACTACCACAAAGCGTTGAAAGACAACGGTATTGACCATTTGGCCGGTATCGAGCAGACGCTCTTCTGGGGCCAACGTCGTCAGACAACTGCCATTGACCCGGATAACGGCCAGACCGTTCGCCGTTACTTCTCCGGTGGTTTGATGTGGTTCCTCGAACAGTGGGAACTCGGTTCCTCCGGCGCGTTCGGCTACGCTCACTCGACCGTGGCTGCACAGACCGATTGGCAGACCTACACGAACAAGCGGATCATCAAACTCGCGAACGCCACCATCACCCGTGCGCAGTTCAACGAGCTGAACAGCCGCGTGTTTGAGAAGACCAACAGCACCGAATGGTCGAAGCTCTGCCTCTGCGGTCCCGGCTACCTGAATAAGGTGACGGACATGTTCGAGCGTCAGATTCAATACACCAGCCTTCGTGAAAACGGATTCAAGGGTTTTGACTTTGAACTCGTTAAGCATAGCACGAACTCCGGCACGGTCTACTACAAACAGCATCCGCTGTTCAACGACCCATACATGCGGAACTCCGCGTTCTACATCGACCTTGGTCACCTCAAGTGGAGGTATCTGACGGACCACGACACCGACATTCAACAGAACATTCAACTCCCCGACGCGATGATTCGCAAGGACCAATACCTCACGGTTGGCGGTCCAGACATCGCCTTCGCGGAAGCACATATGTTCGTCGGCGACCTTGGAGGCATCAGCGGGTAATGGCTGCTATTGCTGCGTCTGCGGTTTCTAACTACCCAACGGAGCTGAATGCAGCAGAGCTGTATCCGTTCGGCAAGGGAAGCCGGGGCTTCATCATGCGGCGGTTGAAGATCACGACCGTTACTGCGGCTGACACTGCGACAGCAGCGGTGTTGGGCCTCGGGAAGGTTGTTGCGGCGTTCAGCGGATATAACGGTTCGTCAGCCGGATCGTTTGCCGTTGGCGTTGACCCAGTGAACAACGGCATCCACATCGGCACTGGCCCGTCCAGCGCCACAGTCTACATCACCGTAATCGGCACGCCGTCCGAACGTGTGAACTAACCCTACGGCGAGAAAGAAACGAAATATGGAAAAAATCCCAATGTCGGTTTCCAACTGGAAACCGTCCACACCATCAAGCGACAGCGTGAAGAAAATGCTGTCGCCTAACGCACACGACGCGAAAGACACTGTCGACGCGACCAACACCCTCGATCAGTATGAGGGCAAGTCGGGTGCGCCAAAAGGACCGTTTGGCAAAAAAGGCAAACTGTTCTAACATAACAGCGTAATCAATATCTCCTTCTCGTGACTATAACTGAAATTAAAACCGCTGCTGCGGCATACCATAAAAAGACGTTGGGGGACCTCACTGTCAACGGTCTGGATATCGGTCTGCTTGCGGTGAATCAGGTCCGCCTTCAAGCGGAGTTGAACCACGACTTTAATTTCCAGCGAAAACTGCTGACGCTTAGCGTTGACAGCGTTACGGGAGGGAGTCTTGATGATGCAGTAATCTACGGCACTACGACGGAAGTGCAGTTGAAGACGTTGATTGATATCGGACAGGTGGATGAGTTCGGGAACTTTATCCCGGTGGAGTGGACGACGACGGAAGAGGGGTTGCAACGGCAGAGGATGACGAATGGGTATGATTATGTCCGGTATGCGAACAGTGAACCGTGGCAGACGTCACCGATGGGGCAACGCAGGTTCACGGTGACGAACAACCGCTTGTTTTCCTGGCCAAAGACAGAGGACAGTGAGTCGCTGTCGATTCAAATGGAGGCTTACGTCTTCTCCGGCGATTGGCAGAGCAACGCTACGTTGACGGTGACGGGTGCCACAGGCGTTACGGCGGTGAATCAGACATATTCCTACTCCGGCAATCACAACGGATTCTATTACTACACTAGTGCGGATGGTCTCTACTTCGTCTACTACGATGGCGACGAATGGATCATCACGGGAAGCCTGACGTCCACGACAAACTCTTACGCGCTGACGGCGACAGGTGCTGCCGGTCCAGCTGGCGTCTACACCGGTCAAGGCACGTTCACTGGGACGCCAACGGTAGCGGTGTCTGGTGCAATCTCCTCCCCTGTTGATTCTGACATCTGGACGTCTCATGGACAACAATATCTCTTGTGGGGTTCAATCATCCACCTGAACAACTACTTCAAAACCTTCGTCCCACGGCAGGAAGGGAACCTCGGCCCGCCAGAACGTCAAATGGCAGAAGCTCTTGAAGCGTTCAAAACATGGGATGTTTACAAATTTGAAGGCTTTAGGACTCACGGAAGATGAGCGACGGGAACATCCTCTACGGTCAGCAGTATGACGAGCAGACGGATATCGTCTTGCCGTTTACGGAGCAGGTGCAGAATTGCACGCCGGAAGGTTCTGTTGAAGCGTTGAACGACGCGCGAACGGAAGTCACTCCCATCGACGCGAACGCGTCACGCGTGCGAGTGTTTACTGCCCCGACGCAGGAACAGATGGACACGCTGGCGGTTACGCTGTTTGACAACGTCAGCTTTCAGCTACCCGACACGTTGCAGAGCGTGAAGGCGTATTACACGGCGGCACATGGGAACGGAACGGCTGAGGAAACTGGCGATGGACAAAGCACCGGCACGACAGGGTCATTGTCGATCAATCTGTCCGCTTCGTCCCAGGGTTCAGCGTCGATTGCGGGAGATGTGTTTATCAAGATTCTCCCGACGTCGAATTGGGCGGTGGATGTTCCAGCGTCGACTTACTTGTTTTATATCGCCGATACGTCTACGCGGGCGCAAATCCTTACGAAGGTTGGAACGCTCGCCGGTGCAACAGTCAACGAATGGCCCAAGTTCAAACCCGAAGCGCGAACACTTTTCCTTATCAGTCAGCAAGTCGATCTCTCCGCCCGTGCAAGCTTAAGCCAATCCGCGTCGATTACGGACGGTGGGAGTCAGTCTGCACAGTCCGAAGGAACAGCGGTATCGAAAAGCGTCGGTGTGACGTTACGCACGTTGACAATTCCACCGACCATCCACGGTGCGATTACTATTGTTAATTCCGGAGGAACAACTGAAGACGTAACAGCAAGTGCGACAGTTACTGTTACCCGCACTGGTGCAGGATGGCTGACATCCGGTTATTGGCCCGCGCGTAGCGTGACTACCACGCCCGATCCGTTGGAAGCAACAGCCGCGGCGACAGTGCTGTCCGAGGCGTTCAACGCTAGCATCCCCGCAACGTCCGGCTTGACCGCTATCCCCACTTCCGGCAAATACGCGCGGCTGCAAATTCAACCGTGGCGTTTGGGTTATTTCCAAGTTCGCGCCGAGGTCGTAGACTTTTCCTTCTTCGCATAATGGACACGCCAGAACGCACACACGCGGATCAAATCCGGTTCGAACGTGGTCTGATGAAGGCGACGGGGATGACGCGGACGCAGTTGCGAAAGGAGTTGAAAAAGTTCGACGCGGCGCAACGGGTGGCGGGACGTGAGCGTCCGCCTGTAATTCCGGTCGAGCCGCCAGTGGTGCAAGTCCGTGAGACCAAACTTGCGCCGGTTGTGGAAAAGCTTGAAACGGGTAAGCCTATGCCGCCTGTGCCAATTAACGGGGAAGGGGATACGACGGTCGTCGCGAACAGCGGAGCATCGGGCGCGAGTGTGCTGAAGACGGGGACAAACGTCACGGCGAGAAAGATCATTGGCGGAACAGATATAGCGGTTGTCGAGAACACAGACGACATTACGATCAACTACGACGGCACACCTTACGGCACTGCAACAACGGTTGTGGCACTTCGTAGTAACGGAACAACTATCGACTGTCGAGAATTTTCTATCCTTGCGGTGGATAATGGAGCCTTTGTCCCATAATGGCCACGGATTTTATCGCGTTTATTTACTACCCCGGTGTGACGGATATAGAACATCCCGACTACGCGCATCCTACGCTTGTCGACATGGCAGAGCTTAGTCTTGAGCCATACGCACAGCCAGGTGACACAACGCATCAAGGGACGATTTATCACTTTCCCGTTACTGGCGACGCTTCTGGTAACGATCCGAAGTTGCATTCTGCCACGCATTGGAAGCGTGCATGGAGTTTGAATGGTTTTAAGCAAGTGCAGATTCAAGGCTCTGTCCGTATTGCAACAGAAGCCGGACGTGAAGATAACACTACTGCATACACGCCTGAGATTGCATTTGACTTCACGTTAAACGAAAGCGATATGCCGGACAAGCATATGGTGGATTCCATTGCGATCAATGGGACAGGGGAATATACCATTGCGTCTATTGCACATATCGGCGACGTGCAAGGTGGGGAGTTAGTAACTAATTCCAATCGTGCAGGTTCTGAAGGTTCTATTGGGCCGTGGAGATTTGCTGAACTGACAGACACGCCGGTTGTCAAATCCACTGTGTTGGCTAACACTTGGACTGCATATGATACGAATGCTATACCCGCGGGCGACGTCACAGTAAATATCGTCTGCGACATTGCAGTGTCTATTTATGGTAATTCCAGCGTGTTGCGACATGACAAAGATTCTGACAGCTGGTTATGGGTTAGTGTGTTTTGGCTGACATTGCAAGCGACACTACGGCTTGAAGAGGCGCTGCCTGACGGTTACGTTCTCGAAGGTTGTGATGCCGAACGCAACCCCGATATCACACCGCAGATACAGGGAAGTAGTGGCATGTGTTCAACTTCGCTTATCGCCCTTGGAGAAGACACTACAACAGCGGATGACGTAGGTTCTGTCGTGTTTGAATCAACTCAAAGTCTTTCTCCTAACCCTTTAATTTATCAAGCGCCTTCAACTACTGTCAGTATCGACGTGCCTTGGGACAGCTTCGGCACAGGCACACCAACCACAGTGCCGTTGTCCCAGTGGACCGACGTTCTTGTGAACGTGACGGAAGAACTCCTTAATATAGTGCCACCACAAAATCCATAACCACCATGCCTAGAAACTTTATCGAACAGCGGCAGTCGCCGCGAGAACAGAAACTGTCCCAACTTGCTGCTTTGCAGGCGTTGGAAGGCCCGCAAATGCAACAGCAAGAGTTGGCGTCAAGAGAACAGCAGCAGCGTGTCGCACAGGCGATGCAGATGCTCGGGTTGCAGCAGCAACAACAGAACGCGACGGCGGAACAGGCGTTGCGAGAACGGTCGCTGATGCAACAGGGCGATATGGCGACGGCGGATCGCGCGTCCCGCGAGGGGATGTTTTATGGCGGGACGATGCCGTTGCAGTGGGCGGAACAGGCTGGGTTGGAAAGCAATCGTAAGGCACAACAGGACTTGGCGATGAAGTCGTTCAATGATGAAAGTGGTTATCGGTGGGGAGTGAAGGCTCCGTTGGACTTCGCCGAGCAAGCGACGCGAGAAGCACAAGCTAAAGCTGCGGCGGAGCATTACAAAGACATGACGAACCTCCAAGCGTCAGCGCAAGCGTTGCAGATAGACCCGATGGGTGGTGGGCCGTTGCTTTCGGCGGGTTACTTACGGAATTTGTCCGGTTCCGGTGCAGCGGAAAAGGTTCAACTTGACCTGCAAAATTCAAAGATAGAACAGCAAGTGCAAAGTCTGCTGCCAGCGTTGCGTGTTCTTAGTCCAACGGAACGAAAGATGATGTTGGATACCTTGCCAATGCCTATTCAAATGAGGCTGGCACCACAGTTGGAACAGCAAGGTGCGGTTGTGCCTCAAGCTGAGCTTTCTCCGACGATGATGGTTCCTCCAGGTGCCGCGCAAGCAGTGCCTGTTAATTTACCCGGAGCTTCCCAACCGTTTAGCTTGTCGGATTATTACACTCCACCGGATCATCCTGACGCTACTGCAGCCACCGGTAATATCCATCCTTTCGACTTTCTCCGTGATGTTTATCGGACTGGAACAGGGAAACCTGCGCTAGGTCCAAATCGTAGATACGAACAAGCTCGTCAACAATCAATGTAACAATATATGGCCGCTATAATTAACGATCCACGCAAGCAACAAATGGGGGCTTCCCCGTTTCAATTCCAACTTAATCCGCAGCAACAGGTAGACCCGTTTGGTGCGTCACCACAGCCGATGGCTCCATTTGGCGCTAACGCCTCACCACAACCCGGCTTTCAAATGGGTGCAGGTGCGCAAGACCAAAACCCCTTCGCCATGTTCATGCAATGGATGATGTCGCAACAGCCGCAGCAGCCGGTGAACAATGTGCCGGAAAACCTGGCAGCGTTGCGTAATGACCCGCAAGGGGATAGGAATAAGGCGTATATGCCGGGTGTTATGAATGAAGCTAACCCCTTCGCGAACGGTGCGTTCCTTTCCAACAGCCAACGTATGCAACGTGAACAGGATGTGCTTGGAACTCCCGGTATGACCGGTGTGCAAGCCGGTATGGGCACACCGATGATGCCACCACCGTATGCTCCACCAATGTCCTCTCCCTTCTCCAGCATGATGCCGAAACCGGCGCAGGGACCAGGTGACTACAGCCTCGTGCCAAATGGCATCACCGGACCAATGACCCCGCAAAACGACGCAGCCGCTGCTGCCGAGTATCTCCGTCAGGCCAAGCCCGGCGGAATGCAGAAATATCGCCGTTAAAGTCCAACTTGGACCCAGTATGCCAAATAAAGCTGAAACACAAATTGCATTAGACCAACGTTTAACGAATAGTCCATTTGCACAACTAGCAGAAATGCTAGGTAAAAATGAAAGCCCTGAAGCTGTGCGTCTTCGTAACAGTGTGTGGGGACCTTTAACGAGCGGTCAATACGTAGACACTCAACGGCAGTCTATGCCAATGGAAACTTACAAAGAAGGAGTCCGCGGCTATTTAGGAACAGGTAGCGGTAATCCTACGCCTCAAGCACAAGCACAATCGTTAGGCTTACCTCCTGAGTTGCTCCAATACTTACTCGCACATTACAGTAAAACTTACGGCGATTACAAACCTTAGTATGCCACTACCCTACCGTAAAGTCTCTGATCTCTACAAAACGCTAAAAGACGCAGGCGTTGTCACGACGGACCTGCCCTCTTGGTCCGAAGAGATGAACCGTCTCTCACAGTCGGACCTTTATTCCGCCGGGTTGCAGGATAACTTCGTCAAGCAAGCGTCGGTAGGGCTGGACCGGCTGTTGGAAAAGACGGGACTGCCACAGGTGAGTGGGGACGTCGGCGCAGCTGTTGGCGGTCTGATCGGCGCGCCCGACGTCGGTCGGCAGATTGGCGAGAGCACTCCGCGACTGGGTGTTGGCATGCTCGGGTTCTTGGGTGGACCTGTTGCCGGTGCGGCTACGCTCGGCGCGCTGACCGGGACTGAGGCTTACACCGCGACGGGGAGTCCGGCAGCAGGGGTTGTGTCCGGCGCGGTGAACGCTGCTATGCCCGGTGCAATGAACGTGCTGGAAAAGGCAGCGTTTACGAAGTTGGGCGGACGGTTGTTGTCCGGTCCGTTAGCCGATGCGGCAGGGAACGTGACGGGAGCTGTCACCGGCGTGCCACTCGGCACTGCGGGGCAAAAGTTCGGTGCGTTTGCTGCGGGACAGGTGGGAGGCGCAGCATTCGGCGAAGCAGGAATGGCACTTGGCGCTGCGGTTGATCCAAATGCGGAATATCAGTTCGATCCAAAAGCTGCGTTGCTTGGTGCGACGCTTGGACAGGCGCCGTTCATCGCGTTGCATCTTGCAAATAAGGTTGTCGGTCGGGCGAAGGAGACGATGACGCCGCAGCAGCTGGACGCGTATTTGCAGTCGTCCGCGAAAAACATCGAGTTGAAAACCGCGCGGGATAAAGTAGCAGAGAAGAGTCCGTTGGAGACACATCCGCTAGCTGAACCATTGCCACCGGGGAAGGTGGACCTGCGGACGCAGGCTGAGACTGACGCCATCCTCGACCGTATCCGTGGGCGTAAGGCTGAGTTGAAAGCTGAGCCGACGGAAGATTCTGTCCGGGAGTTGGACAAGCTCGATGCGGAAGAGTTGGAGTTGATCGCGGAACGTGCGAGGGGTGGGGCGACGGACGATACGATCTTCGGGCGTAGCCTGCCACGGCAGGAAGAACTCGCGCCGTTGGCCGATCCTGCGTCGGACCCGTTGGTGTTTGGCAAGGAACTCTCCGACGTCGCTGCGAAGATGCAACCTGACATGGGGTTTGACGACTTCCGTGCGGTGGTTGAGGAGATGAATGCTGTCCGGGCGAAGCACAAGGCGCCGTTGATGACGGATGATACGATCAAACGGTATGCGAAGAAGTGGAACATTAAAGACCCGCAAGAGGCGGTCAGGGGGATTGTCAATGCGGAAATATTGGGAATGGAAGCTGCCACGCAACAGAGCGTTACGCAGGCTCATGTCGACGCATTTGCAGAGGCACTGAAAGACCCGGAGGTTATGGCGTTGGCGACGGAGTTGGAGGGGAAAGGCCGTCCGGGGAGTTTTCAGAAAGCTGTTGTCCAGTGGATCAATGACGGTAAACCCGGCGGTGCAGAAGGGTTGAAATCCCGCGCGTTAAAGGCGAAGGAGAAGGGTGGGACTGGTGCGTCGGTTGTCGTCAAAACGGAAGTTGCGGCAAAGGCGGACGTGCCGGAGACTGCGCATGTCACGCGTGTCCGGGGGAAAGCGGCAAGCCGGGCGACGGAGATTGTCACACCGGACCTTCAAGGCGAGGCCCAAGAGTTCCGCGCGGCATTCGCCGACGGCAGTATCACGGGGAAGGAGTATCAGGAGCTTCTTCAGTCCGAGCACTGGCAGGAGTGGCTGTCCGATGCGAATGAAGAGTTAAAGATGATGGGGGAACATGGGAACACGCCGATGGCTGTGCCCGGCGTTGCCGCGGGTGGTGGGTTCACGTGGGACAAGTTTTCCACTTTATTAAAGGAAAACGATCAGTTTGGAAACAGAAAACACCTTAGAAAAGATGGGACGATGGCGCGGAAGGATTACGAGAAAGCGTTGGATGATGGTTTAGCCACTAACGTGGAACGAGATTTAGTGAAAATTGTTGTGCCTGAGGCGTTTGACGCGGAGGGGAATGTAAATGTTAAGGTGTTGATGCAAGGGTTGAAGGAAAAGGGACCAGTGGTTGAAGTGAAGAAGTTGGGTGACGGTTGGACTCCTGACGAGAAACAAGTCGCCGCTAGACTTCGTCATGAACTGGACACAACACATCCAGGTTGGCAAAATTTTACTCCAGAACAAATTGCAGCACTACCATATAATGTTCGAGGAAAAATTCAAGATGTTCAAGACGCGGATAAATCACCAACTATAGACGGCAGTGCCAAATACTCCTTCCTCGGCCCCAAGTCCGAACAGGAAATGCCGGGGTATGTTGAGGGGTTGGTGAGGGTGCCAAATCAACGAGATCAAGTCAGGAAGAAGTTATCCAAACCTTTCTCAGAATATACTGACGCAGAAAAGGCCGAACAGAAAAATGCATCGTCAATCCTCTACTCCGGCCCCCACTTCGACTCCGAAGACACCAACGTCCTCGCGTTCTTCCGTGGGTATGAGGAGACGTTGCCGGACGGACGGAAGGCGTTTCATGTGATTGAGGTGCAGAGTGATTGGGGGCAGAAAACTCGTAAAGAAGCTGACCATCCCCTCCTCTCCGTCTACGAACCCCTCGCCCTCAAAGCCGCGATTGACCACGCGCGCGCCGTAGGCGCAGAGGCGATTATTCTGTCCGATGGGGAAACTGCGATGATGACGGAGGGGCATGATAAGATAATCAAGAATGCCACGGACGACGTCGCGAAAGAGAACAAAGTCTTGGGAGCCGATGTTCATAAAGACACGGTTCACGACACGGTTGGTCAGCAAGCAGCAGAGGGCTTGACCAAAAAGTATAAGCAACACGGCGCTCGTTTTGAATGGAAAGATGGTCAGGTTGTAATGACTCGACGCCCGTTCGAGGAAGGGATGGCTCTCCACTACGACACCACGCTTCCGTCGGCGATGAAGAAGCTGACAGGAGGGGGAGGGGAGAGGTGGGAAGGTGGAGTGCATGACAAAGCCGATCAAAATAGAGAGCAAGATTCTTTTGGAACACGTGAAGCTGCTGAACGAACAATGCAATCCCGTATTGCAGAGGGAGAAGTTGGTTTATCAATCCTTGAACGCGGATTGAATCGCTTTAGTATTATTGAACCTGTCAAAGGCTCCCCCGTATTCCGCAACCCTGATGGCACGCCAAAGTCCTCCATCACCGGACGGCTCTACCCACTTGACAAAGTCGCAGCGAAGTTCGACGCGCAAGGTGGGCCAACCCTGACCGACCCATCCCGTGCGCCAGGTGCGGGTGGAACTGACGCGATTCCATGGACACCTGTAACGCTGGATGAACAAGCCCGGTATACTGCGTTGTCTCCAGACAGCGGTGGCATCGGCCTTCTCCGTGAGTTGCAACGCTCCGCTGACGGTGCGACGCGCGCCCTCGCCGATAGCATCGCCAAGCAGTTCCCAGAATCCCTCAAACGCGTCGCTGTGCGGATTATGCAGATGTCGCGAGAGGGCTATGCGCAGCAACGCGGGAATCGCGAGGTTGACGTGGTGCTGTCGCACGGGATTTTGATGTCTAACGACACCGTGCGTCGGGAACAAGTCATGATGCATGAACTGTTGCACGGCTTGTCTGTGGCGGAGATTGACAACCCGGTGAAGGCTCTGCTGGTTCAAGAACTCGACGCGTTGCGCGAACGGCTCATCGCCGGGTTGCCTCGCGAAATCCGTCTGCGAATCAAGTTCGCCATTGACGACGGGTGGTATAGCGCATACGCCACGGGCAAGCCGTTTAAGGGACGGCGTGCGGAGATGTCCGATCTCGGTCCAAAAGAATATCAGCAGATCGCCTACGGGTTATTGAATACGAAGGAGTTGCTGACGCAAGGGTTCACCTCCAAACAGATGCAACGGCATATGCAGTTGTTGAAGGGTCCGACGAAGAAAGGGTTTGGGGTTTTCGTGGACTATGTGAAACGACTTCTCGGTTTTGGTGGAGAGGTTTCCGACAGCGAGTTCGCCCACTTCCTTGACGCTTCGTCGCGCCTGTTGAAGCAGGGGGAGTATGTCTCCGACCTGTCCAACTTTACCGACCAGTGGTTCGCGCAAAAAGGGTTGTCGCCTGCGC